ATACTGTATTCAGTACATCCCACTCGTTCCAAAGTATCATCGTACAACCAAAACACATCTGCGTGGTCGTATCGTGGGTCTCGCGTTCCCCGATAGACTTCTCGTCCGTCCATGTCCCATGTATCCGCTACGACATCCAGATCGTTTTCTGTAATGTCGGAGGAGATGTCGTTATATACAAATCCCTTAGTAAGTCTTGAAAACATTGTTAGATTGTGAGTTTATGCAAAGGATACTGAAACGCGCACGTCATGTCGGCAGACGGTCTTCGTTGCAGAGCGCGAGAGTTCGTGTCTCTTTTTGCGTCCCTCTGTCTCTTGAATGGTTGTAGAGCATTCATCCATGTCCTTTTGGATATCGTCAAAATGAGTCTCCAGGTAATCCAATACCTCGTCTTGAATTGCCCACTCGAAGAAACTGAGTTGACCAACAGTCGTATTCATCTCCATGAACTGAATGCGCTTCCAACGACAAAAGGGGTCAAACATCTTTTTGCTGTACGCCTTGAGATGAGCCTTGTAGGCGAGATACACAATCACATGGCGCCCATTCTTGGTGACGTAGGAAATATTATGCTTCTTCGCATAGTTGGTAACCAACCAATCAATCAGCCGCAAACTGATCTTGGATTCACCGGAGATGATAGACTTGACGCGAATCAGGTGAGTAGGATTGCTATAGAACCCTGCAAGTCTATGTAGAACGAGTTGATCTTTGCTTTGAATGTCCATATGTAATGTGCGGTTGTTCATTGAAAATGGGTTAGAGATTGTTTTAGTAAAGAGATAATGTACGAACGTTTGAAGGAACTGAAGACACTCTACAAGGAAATGGCAACCAACAACCCAGAAGATAGACGCATAGCAGAGCATTCGAAAGAAGTCCAAGAACGTATACAGCAACGCGAGGAGGATCTGATGACACCTCATACGTGTACTGCTGCGTATATCTATCATCCCGCAGGGGCTGCACTGGATGAGATTGAGTCATTCACAAACGAACTCACCGAAGTTGTGGATAAAATGAAAGAGGAACTTTTGAATGAGAAGCGAGTTCTTGAAGGCACAGATGTTCCTGAATACGATGAAAACGGACTTTCGCAGTCTAAAGTCACAGAAGAACAATGGAAGACCGTCTCGCTGAATGGTTGCTCGATAACAGACCTTACACCCATCTCAATAATCGAATCAAACAATTCTGCGTGTTTTGCCGAACTCTTCAACCGGAACTGTCCTATCGCGCAATTCGACGAATTGTCTACCCTATCGTCTACCAACTCATGCTCGGGGATGTTGGACGACTGTGGAATCGAGATAGATGCTACGAACGAGTTCTCCGAATGTACGGTGCCAATGATCAGCGAACTGACGCTTGGCATGCCAAACGAGGAGAAATGATTACTGCGTCAGAAGTCTATGGAGTCTTTGGATCCCATTCTGCCAGACGGGATGTTATGATGCGCAAGTTAGAGCCTAGACCGCAAGGAGAAGGTCCTCCTATTACCGCTCTCTTATGGGGAACACGTTTCGAACCTATTGCAAAGGCTATCTATGAACAAAAGACGAACTGTACCATTACAGATGTGTCTTGTGTACAGCATCCGGTTCACAAGTTTCTTGGAGCATCACCCGATGGATTGATTTCCTGCGAAGATCAGAAGCGCTATGGACGATTGGTAGAGTTCAAGTGTCCTATCAGTCGTAAACCTAGCGATGATATTCCAGCCGGTTACATCCATCAAATGCAAATGCAAATGGAATGTACGGGTATTGACGAATGTGAATATGTAGAGTTCCGGTTCAAGCAGGTGAACTATAACGAGTGGGTTCGCAGTGAAGACAAGAAAGGCTTCTTTATTGTCTACGATGATGGTAGGGTTGTCTATGACAAAGAGGCGGATTGCGACGATTGCCAGATGATCTATTGGATTTTAGGTTCCATAAAAGAAGACTTTGTACCCAAGGACCCGATGTGGTTGCCGAATCACTTGGAAGGATTAACGCAGTTCTGGAACGAGGTGGTGGAGCATCGCAAAAATGGTACAAAGCCAGAGGAAAAGGAAAAGAAGAATGTAACATCTATGGATATTTAGAGATATCTCCAACAATACTGAAACTCAAAATCTTGAATAGAATCTTCATACAGCTGAGCGACAAACTGCCAACTGATTTGGCATTCTATACCACACTCGAGAATATGCGAATACCACACGTCTCCTATATCCTCCATTTGCTTACATTGCTTTCGAACACTAAATCCAGAGCAATGCCTCAACGGCTTTTTCGCATCAAATCCCTCCGCAATGCGTTTCGAAATGTATGCTGCGTACCGATCCTTCTGGCTTGCGTATTTTGGGTATTGAATTGCGAGATTGTACTCTCCCCACACATCGGTGTGAGGTATGGGATGTCTTGTAAGGGCAATTATCTTTGTTCCTACAAGGCTATTCATCATATCATACACCTTCTCAGTACTTGTGATTTCAAGTTTAGAGTCAACCCAACAAAGGTATTGATAATCGCGAAGAGCATCAAACTTGTGCGGACAACATCGCAGGCGTTTTGTATTCATAGCGTCTAGAACATTATCGTTTTCTATAGGAATATCAACCCATATACGTTTCCACCCAGAATGTTCCAACCTTCCATACGTATTTGGATTATTTGTAAAATAATAGCAATCATCCATTGTAGACGGGATTATAGGGATTATATTCGCATAGTTCGATTCACCCCCAAAAAAGCATGTATAAAATGCAAGGGTTTTCATTAGAGTTTTGTTATTCATATATGACATCGTTTGTTACATCATTTTTACACAGAACAAATCCTCATAGGAGTTACAGTGAATACAAACGTTGTTTTGATTGTATCGCAGAGTCTGGTATTCCGATCGTATTGTTTTTAGATAAGAGGTCTTCGTGGACGTTTCCCTCAAATGTCCGAGTATACAAGGTTTCGATTGAAGATACGTGGGTGGGGAAGAACATTTCCGATGAAAGCACACTGCCCGATAATGTATCGCCGAAGGACACGTGCGAATACATGAAGATTATGAATACGAAAACAGAGTGGTTGTACAAGGCTTCCATTGAGAACCCGTTCAATACGGAATGGTTTGCGTGGATAGACTTTGGTATCGCACATGTATTCAAAAATCCTGTAGAGACCATTCACAGACTACAACATCTACAACCGCCTGTATTTCCTTGTATTCGAACATGTGGCATTTGGCCCAAGTCGGATGTTTCCCCAAAAACACTTCATTGGCGATTCGCGGGTGGATTCCTCATGGGACATGCATCGAAACTCGAGGCTCTTCATAATGCTGTTGTTGCAAAGCTTACGGCGATTCAGCCGTTGATAACGTGGGAAGTAAATGTGTGGGCGATCTTAGAAGCTGATGGATTTGATATGGGGTGGTTTCAGGGATCTCACGACGATACGATTATACCGGAGACCAATCCAGATATCTCGCTACTATCAAACGATGCTGAGTTCTGCGAACCCATTGGACTGCAGCACTATCGCATGTTGGCACAACTCTCATTATATTTCAACAATCAGACGATCATTGATATCGGAACTCATCGCGGAATGTCTGCGCTGGCGCTCTCGTACAACACATCGAACAATGTTGTATCGTTTGATATTGTAGACAAATCTGGTCGTCCTCAACGCGGGAATATTACATATAGTCTCGATGATGTACTGTCTGGAGAGGGACGGGAGAAATGGAAAGATACTATTTTATCTTCGCCCCTTATCTTTTTAGATATCGACCCACACGAAGGAACGCGGGAATACGTATTCTACGAATGGTTACGAGACAATCGGTATAGGGGTACTCTTGTATGTGATGATATTTGGTATTTCAAAGACATGAGAAACAACTTTTGGTATAAGATTCCGTCTGAGCACAAGTTTGATGTTACAGACAAAGGACATTGGTCTGGTACTGGGATTATTCGATTTGATCTACCACCTAAACCATCGTCTTCATGGACCGTTGTGACCGCATACTTTGATTTGACGAAAATGAGTGATGCATCTCCGTCGATTCAGGGTCGACCGATAGATCATTACCTTCAAAGCGCGGTATCTACACTTTCGTTAGATCAGAACCTGGTTGTGTTTTGTGAACCCGAGAACGTTGATACAGTTTTAGCATTACGCCCCGAATGGCTACGTCACAAGACAAAGTGTATACCCATGTCATTCGAAGACTTTCCATTGACCAAATATCGCGATCAGATTCTTGAGAATCGTAAGACGCGTCCTTCGATGGACGATAGAAATACTGCATCGTATTACCTGCTGTGTATGTCGCGATATGCAATGCTCAAACAGGTGATTGAAGATAACCCATTTCAGTCAACTCACTTTGCGTGGTTGAATATTTGTATTGAACGAATGGGGTGGAAGAATCTTGTTCACCTAGATCGAGTGTTTCAGATCAATCGTGACAAGTTCTCTACAGCGTACATCGATTACCAAAAGTCGGAGAACTACATTGAGAATATTATGCGGTGGGGGAAAACATCAATGTGTAGCGGATTCTTTACCGGAAATGCCTACTATATGAAGGAGTTCTGTACGCGCATTGAATCCAAGTTTGTAGAGTGTCTGGAGAAGGGGTATGGACACGCAGATGAACAGCTGTATTCTCTAGTCTATTTCGATGACCCAGGTTTATTCAACGTGTATTACGGCGATTACAGCGAGATGATTACGAACTATGAATGGGTTCGTGAACGCCCCGAGTTTACTCTATACTATTTGATCAAGCACAGTTATGACGCAGGCGACATGTATACATGCTTGAAAGGATGTAACACATTGTGGAAGTCATGGAAAGAAGGACATGCTTCAATGAGTGAAGAAGGAACTAAGCATCTGATATGGTATTACACACATACGTTACGCGCATTACGTCTCCGGGTTAAATTTGATTGATATATTTACATAGAATACCAAATGTTCATTGCAGAGCACTCATGAAGCTCTGTACCGAAATCGATCTAAAGCTGCGATCATACATCCTACCTTTGCCATTTCAACAACGGGTTTGGGTGCGAATGTTACATTCCATTCATCAATTGTGTAGCCGCTTCCCATGCTGATATTACAGCGCCCACAAATAGGGACTAGATTCTCTAACGATGTTGTTCCGCCTTTACTTTCCGGGATGTTGTGTCCACACTGGAAATCAAATGCGCTAATATTGTTTTGACACCATACAACTTTACACTTACCTTGGAAGACTTGTCCCATGTCTTTCAACCATACCTGTTCGCGAAGAGCCTTGGGGATTTTTGACTTTTTATAGGGAGTTTGAATACGAACCAAATCTGCAACCGTTGATCTCATTAATCTTTTACGTTACGTACGATGTATATTGATTTACCCGAAACGGTGTCTCAATTCCTGCGATGGGACCCATCGAATACGGTGCCGGATCCGCATGATTTGTCATCTGCTCATACGACGAGTTCTCAACCGCAATCGTCTTTCGTACCTGGGCTTTATCTAAAAACTCGGGTTGAAATCTCTCAGTTGTTTTCATCATCACCAACGCCAGTAGAAGGAGTATACCGCCAAGCAAGAGCCACTTCGTCATTGTTACTCATCGTGAAAAAACGAATACCTTTCTGTCTGGTTCAGAGAATAAGCATGGAGGAAGACAGAGCCTTAGAGACATTGCGCATTATGCTCGGTCGCCGAGGATTAGAAACCAAGACGGAACGCGTTGTTACCGACGCTTTGGAGAAGGTCAATATGTATACAATCGGAAAGCAGTTGATTGTGTTTAGTCAAAAGGACAAGGGATTGGTAGAACGCGATGTCAATAAGATTCTAGAGTTCGCAGATGGAAATGACTTTACCCACGGAGTCATTCTTATCGCCATGGTCAAACCATCTGAGAATGTGCTCAAGGCAATCAAGCATCTTACCAAAGACCGTCTCATCCAGTTCTTCCACATCAAGCAACTGAAGTTTGACATCACGACCCATCGGATCGCAATGCCGCACCGCATTCTCAAGGAGGAGGAGCGAACAGAGGTCTTGAAGACGTTCAATATCAATGAGCCTGAAAACCAAATCCCTTGGATTGACTCGCAGGATCCTATGATCAAATGGGTCGGTGGTCGCCCGGGAGATATCGTCGAAGTCACCCGTCATAGTGATGTCGCCGGTTCCGAGTTGTATTATCGGTATTGTGTTCCGGATGTAAATGTTGCGTGAAAATAATGGACGAACTTCGTACAAAGTATGAGCGACAAGTCAATGAATACGATACACTTGTAGAGAGCGCAATCACTACAAACGACGCGGCACAGGTTACAAAACTTCGCACGCTGAACCAAGCCATCTCAAAGACGCTGAACGAGATGATTGAGAAACTCACTTTTTTGAAGAAGGAAACTCCCATACTTGCCAAGGAGAGAGACGAACTCATTGCGCGTCTTCGGCAGATCCAAATGGATTACAACGGTCTTATCGTGAATACAGACCAGTTAGAGACGCTTCGCCGTATTCGACAACAGGAGAGTACAGAGGCGAATCGACAGCTCTATATGTTTTTCGCCTTCTTCTTGATTGTGTGTTTACTGATGGTGGTCTATTTGGCATTCATGACTCATAAGAATGACACGACAGCCCCAAGCGCAAGTATGCCCCCTACGACGGCTGCTTTCGTATAGTAGGGCGTTTCGTCAATAGGCACTTCCTTTTGCGATTCCTTTTCGCCATCATACACGTCTTGTAACTCTGGTCCCTTCTTACGGGCTTCTGCGATTTCCTCCTTGTATTTCATCATATCAGAGTTGGTAGTTGAGTAGTTTTTCGCAAACGTGTCAATAAACGTAGCGTCGCGTTGAATCGTACCATTCAAGGCGTCGATATAGTCGTTGAGCCATTTTTCTGCAACATCTGCCTGGGCTTTGAACACAGCCTGACCTGTTACCTTGTATTCTAGCATACTCGTCTTGAACTGCTTGAGCACCATATCAAACTCGGCTGCCATTCTCTTGTTGTTAGTAAACAAAATGCCCGCAGAATCCTATCTTGAACTGAATGAACCTCGTCATGCGAGATTGCCGTCGAGTGCATCGGAGCACACTCGCTATCTACGTATGGCGGCACAGGTTGCACCGTACATCAACAATGGCGTTGCGGCTGCTCCCAGGCTGGGCTGGAAATCCAACGAGATATCTGCACAGGCTCGTCTGGTTGCTCCGATCTATGGAATCATTAACGGACTGTACCCGAATCGTAGATAAAGTATACCCGAAGAACAATGAAGAATCCCTATATACAATTGGGACTGATTGCAATTGCACTTGGGCTATACCTCATGCGAAGTCGTGAGGGGTTTGAAGGGTTTCCCGAGCCCAAATGTCCAACGGGAACAACTATTCTTCCGAATAGAACCATGTGTATAGGCACGGTTGAATCTGAACCGACTTGCCGCGCGGGTTTTGTAATAGGGGCTAACAATATGTGTTATCAATCAGGAGATGATACTCCATACGATAGGACGGAGTGTCCGGTCAACAAGCGAATGGATTGGACAAAGAAGAAATGCTTTGATTTCCTTCCGACAAAATGTGAGGATGACACTCTCGAACCATATATACTTTATACGCCAACCAGCGGCGGATACATTTGTGCACCAAAAAATGCAACAACGTATGCGAGCAACCAGACTGGTGGAGCACCGTGTAATACGGGTGATAAACTTGTTTTCCGAGTGGCGGGCGGAGAAGCCGCTGGAAAGGTATGTCTTCCTGCGAGCGCGGCTACAGCCGCAGGTACAACCGGAGCGGCTGGAACAGCTGCAAACAATACTCCCCAACC